GATTCTCTAATTAACAGCATTAAAGAAATCGAATAAATACATCATGAGAATAAATGAACTTTTTGAAGATGCAACAGCAGGGGCTACAAGCTCGGGTAATATCGGGACAGTAGTAAGTCCGCAGTTAGCCATTGGCAAAAAGAACATTGGTAAGAAAAGCTATACAGGATCTCCAGGAAAAAGCGGTACAAAAGCGCCAGCTGTTCCTAAAGCTACTCAGGCTAAAAATGCAGACGGAACTGCTAAAAACGCTTTAGATATGAAGAGCACCAACATATTTGGTGGCGGCTCTGCGATCAAAAGATAAATACAATATGCACCTAAAAACGCAAGGAAAATAAAATGGATTTCAAATCACTAGTTAGCAAAATTAACCAATTAAACGATCCTGTAGAACACGTACAGGCTCCAACATTGCCGCAAAGCATTCAACTTGACGAGAGAGCACAGATGCGTGTGTTAGCTGGTCAAACAACTATTCTTGCAGAAGCTAAGAAAAAAGCTGAAAAAGAAGAGAAAGAAGTTAAAGAAGAAATGAAAGTTGGCGATAAGAAAAACATCGCAACTGGCACAGTTGAAAAAACTAAAACAGGTATTGTTCATAAGAGCAACAAGGCCTACGGTGGCAGCGAAGAAAAAGCTGACGACGGCGATGACGAACCAAAAGCTAAGAAAGCTAAAAAAGCTAAAACAGAATCCATTGACGAAGCTAGCGATAAAAAGAAAGCTGCTCAGGACAAATTCAAAGCAATGATCGCTAAAAAGAAAGGCGAAAAGAAAGAAGAAGTTAAAGAAGGTTCCAAGCCAGATTTCTTAGACATGGATAAAGACGGTGACAAGAAAGAGCCAATGAAGAAGGCTGTTGCTGATAAGAAGAAAGGATCTGCTCCTAAGAAAGGTGTAAATCCGTTTGCCAAGAAAACTGAAAGTGCAATGATGCCAAAAGGTAAGAAGCGTCCAGTTAAAGAATCAGTTGAAGGTAAATTAACTTTCAAAGAAATGATCAAGTTGGTTCAGGAAAGTGGTGGACAGCAACAAATCGATCCAATTGATGCAGAATTATTTGCATGGGCTCAGCGTGTTGCTGCTGCTAAGTTCAACGAAGGTACTAAAGCTGAAGTATATGCTGGTCTAGTTTATGAAAGAATGGGTGGCGTATTTGAAATGTACGACGTTCTAGCAGAAACAAAATAATTTAACCAAATTAACTCAAAAGCCAGCAATTTAGGTTGACTGGCTTTTTTGTTGGCTATATAATAGTCATATAAGGAGATTTATCATATGGCTAAAATGTACGGTCCGGAAGAAAAAGCAAAACTAGAAAGACTAATCAACGAAGGTGGTAATGTACTTCGTGAAATCGAAGACCTCAATGAAGGCCTTAAAGAAACCGTTAAAGCAGTAGCAGAAGAACTCCAAATTAAACCAAGTTGGATTAATAAAGCAATTAAGATTGCACACAAAGACAACTGGAAAGACCATGAAGCCGAATGGGAAGAAATTGAAGGCATCTTGGGCGTTACCAAGCATCTACCTGAATGAATGAGATATTAAGTGGAACATTTAACTGGATCAGAGAAGATTACAAAAGCAATAAATTTCGTTTTTGTCTTGAGGTCCTTGCTTGGGCTATATCTGTTGGCTGTTCTGTCACTATGGCCATCACCGTGCCTTCTCCTCCCCTTCTTGCCTTGTACCCAGTTTGGATTACAGGTTGTGCTATATACGCTTGGTGTGCTTATAGTCGTCGTTCCTTTGGTATGTTGGCTAATTACATCTTGCTTACCACAATCGACGCATTCGGGCTTGTCCGAATGATAATTAATTAAATAAAGTATGAAGGTAGGCGAGGCCACAATCCGCAAGTTTGGTATTTGCAAGCCGTAAATTGCATAGGAGAAAAATTTGAGTTACGTAGACGCTTTCTATGATAGAGAGCAGGATATAATCAATGTTGTTGAGCGTGATAGTAACGGCAACCGAACATATAAAGAATATCCAGCTCGTCATATCTTTTATTATCAAGACCCTAAAGGTAAATTCCTTTCAATCAAGGGCGATCCCCTTAGTCGTGTCACAAGCAAGAATGTTAAAGAACATCGCAAAGAACTTGCTATCCATTCCAATCGTAAATTATTCGAAAGCGATATTAATCCCAATTATCGTTGTTTAGAAGATAACTATCTAAATGTCGATGCTCCCAAACTAAATGTAGCATTTTTTGACATTGAGGTAGACTTCGATCCAGAGCGTGGCTATGCAAGTCCTGATGATGCATTTATGCCAATTACTGCTATCGCTGTTTACCTCCAATGGATGGAAACTATGGTATGCTTGGCTATTCCGCCCAAGACATTGTCTATGGCTGAAGCAGAAAAACAAGTTGAAGAATTTCCTAATACTATGCTGTTCGATAACGAAGCAGATATGTTAGATACATTCTTAGATTTAATTCAAGATGCAGATGTATTAAGTGGTTGGAACAGTGAAGGGTTCGATATCCCGTATACCGTTAATCGTGTTACTAAGGCACTAAGCAAAGAAGATACTAGACGTTTTTGTTTATGGAATCAATTTCCTAAAAAGCGTGAATATGAAAAATACGGAAAGGCCGCTGTAACTTATGATCTTATCGGTCGAGTGCATATTGACTCATTAGAATTATATCGCAAATATACCTATGAAGAACGACACACGTATCGACTTGATGCCATTGGTGAAATGGAGATCGGTGAAAACAAAACTGTGTATGAAGGTACACTGGATCAACTTTATAACAATGACTTCCGTAAGTTCATTGAATATAATAGACAGGACTGTGCGCTTCTTGATAAACTAGATAAAAAATTAAAATTTATTGATCTAGCAAATACTATCGCTCATGAAAATACAGTTCTAATACAAACTACCATGGGGGCTGTCGCTGTAACTGAGCAAGCTATCATTAATGAATCACATCGCCGAGGAATGATTGTTCCTAATCGAGTACAACGTGATTCCAACGAAAACACAGCGGCAGCAGGTGCGTATGTTGCATATCCAAAGAAAGGTATACATGAGTGGATTGGCTCTCTTGACATTAATAGTCTCTATCCTAGTGCTATTCGGGCTTTAAATATGGGTCCAGAGACTATCGTCGGTCAGTTACGACAAGATGGTACTAAGGCATTCATTGAAGAAAAAATAGCAAAAGGCAGTAGCTTTGCCAATGCTTGGGAAAATATGTTTGGTAGTGTAGAATATACGGCTGTTATGAATCGTGAAGTCAGCAGAGAAATTACTATCGACTGGGAAGATGGCGGTCATGATACATTGTCAGCTGCACAGGCATACGATTTAATATTTGAAAGCAATCAACCGTGGATGGTTAGTGCTAACGGCACTATCTTTACTTACGAAAAGGAAGGTATCATCCCTGGCCTACTAAAACGTTGGTATGCTGAGCGTAAAGAAATGCAGGCCAAACTGCGAGAATGTATCAAGGCAGGAAATAAAATTGAAGAAGAATATTGGGATAAACGTCAGCTCGTTAAAAAGATTTTGCTTAATAGTTTGTATGGTGCTATTCTTAATCCTGGCTGTCGTTTCTTTGATAACAGGATTGGCCAATCAACCACACTTACTGGACGAGCCATTGCTCGTCATATGGCAGGTAAAGTAAACGAAATTATTACTGGAGAAAACGATCACGTAGGTAAAGCAATTATCTATGGTGACACTGATTCATGTTATTTTTCAGCATATAATACTCTTAAGAAAGAAATTGACAAAGGCACATTGCCGTGGTCAAAAGAATCTGTTGTTGAACTTTATGATACCATAGGAGAAGAAGTAAATGGAACATTCCCGAAATTCATGCAAGACGCATTCCACTGTCCAAAAACTCGAGGAGAAGTCATCAAAGCAGGTCGCGAGATTGTTGCTTCCAAAGGACTATTCATTACTAAAAAGCGATACGCAGTCCTCTACTATGACAAAGAAGGAAAACGTTCCGATGTTGATGGTAAGCCAGGCAAAATCAAAGCCATGGGTCTTGACCTAAAAAGATCAGATACTCCTGTAGTAATTCAAGACTTCTTAAGTGAAGTCTTGACCAGAGTTCTAAACGGTGCTGAAAAAGAAGAAGTATTAGAGTACATCACGGCATTCCGCACAGAGTTTAAAACTAGACCAGGTTGGGAGAAAGGTTCCCCTAAACGGGCTAACAACATTACTGAATATGCTAACAAAGAAAAGAAAGCAGGTAAAACTAACATGCCCGGACACGTTCGTGCTAGTCTTAACTGGAATACTCTAAAGCGCATGATGGATGACAAATATTCCGTGCAAATCGTTGACGGTGCTAAAGTTATTGTATGCAAAGTTAAAGATAACCCAATGGGGTATACCAGTGTTGCATATCCTGTTGATGAACTTCGGTTACCGCAATGGTTCAAAGACTTACCGTTCGATGATGCTATAATGGAAACCACGGTCATCGACGAGAAGTTAGAAAATTTAATTGGTGTTCTAGAATGGGACATTAGTTCAACTCGAAGTGATAATAACTTCAACAAATTATTTGATTTTGAATAAAAAATACTTGACTTTTATACACGATCTAAATATAATCTTAATATAACCGGAGAAATCTAAATGAAAGACATTTTACAAGACATCGTAAGCCACACACAGAATCTAGGCTTTTTAACAACTGTTAAAGTTACTGGAACTGATAAAGGCACAACAATTAACTCAATGGCTGATGACCGTTCAGTTATTATGGAAGCAGAAACTGCTGCTCCATATGCAGACATGCTCGGCACGTTTGGTATGCCGCAACTTAACAAGTTGAAATACTTGTTAGATGGTGCTGAATACAAAGACAATGCTAAAATTAGTATCACTACAGCAGAACGCAACGGTGAAACTATTCCAGTCGGTATCCACTTTGAAAACAAAGATAGTGACTTTAAAAACGACTATCGTTTTATGAATTCAGAAATCATCAACGAAAAGATGAAAACTGTTAAGTTCCGCGGTGTTAAGTGGGATGTAGAAATTGAACCTACTGTTTCCGCAGTAACACGTTTCAACTTTCAAGCAGGTGCTAACAATGAACATCCAACTTTCCTTGCTAAAACAGAAGGTGGCAATTTGAAGTTTATCTTTGGTGATGCTAGTACACACGGTGGCGAATTTATATTTGCACAAAATGTAGCTGGCGATCTTAATCGCGGTTGGACTTGGCCAGTGCTTCCAATCTTGAGTATTCTTAAGATTGCAGACGTAAACAATACAAAGATGGCTTTGTCAAACGAAGGTGCTATTCAAATTACACTAGACAGCGGTCTAGCTACCTACAAATATATCGTTCCAGCACAAGCGGCTTAATATGATTAAAGGGTTACAGGGCAATAGCGGATTAACAGTATCTGGTGGTGACACCAGTGTACGATATGTTAATCAAAACAACAACAATCCTATGCAAGGCATGGTTCGTGTGTGGGGTTCCGACATGCAGGTGTTTGACGGTAATGCTTGGGTTAATATGGCTACCAGCTATGCTACTGTAGGCCTAGATCAAGAAACACAAAATCTTTTAAATTGGGCAAGAAGCAAGCAACGTCAAGAGATTGAAATTTTAGAAAAAGCTATCAAAAACGAAGCCGTTCGCATTGCACTAGAGAATGTAAAAGAGGCACAAGAACAACTAACAATAATTGCACACCTATCGAGAGATCATGAAACAACCAGTTAACCTAACACCATTACAAAAGGACTATGCTGTATACTTACCAGCTATCAGTTCTTTCTACAGCACATACGTTGCTAAACAACGACTAGAAGAATTTGTTCCTAATGAACGAATTCCAACAGGATTTGATCGCGGCATCGAAGGCATGAACTTCCTTAATCCAGAACAAGGCTACTTTACCTACAAGTATGCTCTGTATTCAGCAGGTCATGCACAACTTGACTTGGAAAAATCAGTAGAACAAGAGTCTATGATCCAACAACGTGATCGTGGCAACACAATGATCTTGGGTGACTCCGGTGGTTATCAGATCGGTAAAGGTGTTCTTAAGTTTGACTGGTTGAACTTTGAAGGTGCTGAAGCTAATAAAACTCGTAAAAAGATTCTCGAATGGTTGGAGTTAACTGCTGATTGGTCTATGATGTTAGACGTTCCTACTTGGGCTTGTGACCATATCCATAGCCCAAAGACTGGATTGAAAACATTCGAAGATTGTTTAGATAAAACAAAATTCAACAATAAGTATTTCTTAGAAAATAGACTCGGTCAAACTAAATGGCTTAATGTCTTGCAAGGTGGCGACTGGGATACCGCAGAAAAGTGGTACCGTGGCGTTGTAGAATTTAGTGATCCAGCAGTATGGGGTGATAAAGCCGCAGAAGGTTGGGCGTTTGGTGGTGCTAATATGTGTAAGATGGATATTACACTTAAACGTCTAATGACTATGCGTGACGAAGGCATGCTCACTGGTAAGAACTGGATCCACTTCTTAGGTACCGCACAATTAGATTGGTCATGCTACTTAACACAAATACAGCGTCAACTCCGTAAACATATTAATCCAGAACTTACAATCAGCTTTGACTGTGCAAGTCCGTTCATTGCTACTGCTCACGGCCTTGTTTATACAAATGCACAACATACTAACAAGCGTTGGTCAGTTATTATGGACAAGGCTCCGGACAATAAAGCACTTTCAGGACGTCAAGACATTCCATTTCCGTTTGAAAGCGAGTTTGCAAGTCGTTTAACCATGGGCGATATTGCATATTACGATTACGGTGTTCGTAAAACAGATGCAGAACTTGGCGATGTTAAATTTAATCATTTAAATCCGGAACACTATCATACAGTTCCAAAACTTAACAAACTAGGAAAAATTCCAAACAAAACTAGTTGGGATAGTTTCAGTTATGCTCTAATGATGGGCCATAATGTTGAATGTCATATTAAAGCAGTTCAACGTGCTCAACAGTTAATGGACATTGAATGCGCTAGATTTAAACCAGACTGGCGGATGAAGAGCATTGAAGGTAAGAAAGAAATTGAATTTAGTGATTGGGTTCCAAATAAAATTCTATACTTTTCTACATTCATTGAAGAATTGTTTAATACTAAAACTAAAGCAGAAGCATTTGACATGATTGAAAATGCTGGACAGTTTTTAAAATCACTAGAAGGTGCTCGACTACAAGGTGGTCCTGCAGCAAACACATTCGGTAGCTTATTTGATTTTGGTGACGGTAAAAAATCAGGTGAAATTGATTTTTCTAATCCAGATGACGATGATCTAAATAGTTTAGTAGCAGAATAAGAAAGTTTTAAATGCGAGCACAATCCACTGCACGACTTCATGCACCAAAATGTAGTCTACCTTCTTGTCACAGCCAAGTAGGATACCACAAGTCATATACAAAGAAAGACGGAAGTCCTAATTGGAAATGGAAAACTTTTTGTGAAACTCATCGAAACGTTCTAAGGCACGAAGTAGATGAGTGGATGCAATCAGTTGGGTGCCAAAATAAAGAAGGGTACCTTGGATGGTTTTGTAGAGATGCTAAAACTGAAAGTTTAACCATTGATCACCACGACGGAGATAAACTCAACACTTCTCCAGATAATCTAAAAATCCTGTGTGCCAATTGTCACAATAAAAAAACCAAACTGTTTGGCGACAATAAAAAACGGTACACATATACTAATCGAATGTTTTCTAATCTTTTTGAGGAGATCTAATATGTATGAAAAGCGAATTGCACATTTAGAAGAAGGCCATCGTGTTTTGGACAAACGAATTGACGGTTTAGAAAGAACAGGTGTATTTGAAGACGAAAATCTACAGCTTTTGAAGAAACAAAGGTTGCATATTCGTGACGAAATTGTTATACTTAAACATAAGCAAGCAGAATACGAACATAAACAACTTCTTAAGCAAGGATTCGAAGAGTGACAACTTTTACTACTGAAGATAGAAAAGCTGCTACACGGCTCTATCGATTCTTGGATAAAGTGTACGAACACCCATATTCCCCAGACTATGCTCCCTACAAAGGGCATACGTTTAGAATCGACCACTATCACAACGAAGATGAAACAAAACAACATGTTTGGCTAAGTTGTGTCGACGACAAAAAAATTATAGTTAAAGGTTATGTACATATCGATGACCTCGAACAAATTGATGAACTAGAAGACTATCGGAAACAGGCCATGGGTCTATGGTTTGAAGGCGGCAGTTGTACAGGCGGAAAACCAGAATGAGACAAACGTGTGTTATTTGCCGTAAACCACCAACTGATGATTGTGCATGGCGACAAGGAAGATGTCCTCATTTACCGTCACTAGCAGAACAAATTATTCAAAATCCTTACAAATCACGTTTTTATAATCTCCTTAACTTCTTCAAAGGAAAATAACATGGCAACAACTCTACCTAAAGGCTCTTGGCCGTTTGCGCCGAGCGATGTTCCTGAACCAACTGCTGAAGAGCTTGAAGCTCAGAATCTAGCAGAACAGCAAAAACTAATTGAAGTTTTAAAGTTTACACCACGCACCTACAAAATCAGCATGTGGGGCTACGGTGGCGAAAAAGTTATGGGCACTGTAGACAAAGCAATTTGGGACTACTGTAACGATAATCAAGTTGACTTATCAGAGATTGCGTGGGGCGATGAAGATACTGTTGAAGAGATGGGTCTCGATGTAGATATGATGCTTTTTCCGCCAGGATCTTGGTACGAGTGTGATGACATGGCGCATACTAACGGTGTTAGTCGTAACGCTGGCACACTACAAATTGAAGATGAAAACGGCAATGTAATATTTGAAAAGTCCTTAGAAGATTGTGACGGCAGTAGTGAAGACAGCCCAGTATGGAGTTGTAATGATGAAGCATGGGTTGGTAGTAAGCCTGCCGGCACTGTGGTGTTCATTGGCACCAGCAATGAAAAAGGCACATTCTTTGAAGGTGAGATTGAACTCCGAGCACCATTTAATATCGAACTATTAGAACTACACTATGATGAAATTGATGGTGAAGAACTAGTCAACGGTGTTGTATATGACGGAGAAGACATTGATAACTTTGGTGGTAGCACAGATGGTAAAAGCAGTGACTTTGGAATGTATCTTGTAAAAGACAGCAATTCATGGGAAACTTATAGTCCAGAAGAAAAAGATTGGGGCCATCCTCCGAGCGGTCCGAGTCCAAGTACTTGGGAATCATCGCCTAAGTTTAAATTTGCAAAAGTTAAACCCACTGTAGAAGGTTGGTATAGTGCT